AGCCGAGAGAAAACTGTCATACGAAGCTATCATGTCAATGGATATAGGTCAGATCGTTGATTATATCATTGAATACGACAAGATAATGGACCCGGATCGAGAACAGAAAGAACAGGAAAAAGTGCACAAAAGAGAAGCTACGCAAGCTGATATTGATGCACTATTGGGGTGATGAGATGACCAAATCCATAGATGAGCAAATGCGCGAAATTACGAAACAGTTTGATGCTAAATTTAACAAAGAAGTTGAGGAGATCACAACTCAAGCTGGCCGTGAATGCGCGAAAAAATTAAGAAGTGTGTCACCGAAGAGAACCGGTAAATATGCGTCTGGATGGACGGCAAAAAAGCAGCCCGGCGGATTACACGGCGTTAGCAGTGTTGTGTATAACAACAAAGCTCCTGGACTGGCTCACTTACTGGAATACGGTCACGCGAACAAAGGCGGAGGCCGAACACCTGCACACCCGCATATTAAGAGCGTCGAGCAGGAAATGAGCGAAGAATATTACAACAAACTAAAGCATATTGGGGGTTAAACAATGGCCGGTTCAATTAAAGGCATAACCGTTGAGTTTAACGGCGACACAACAAAACTTCAGAAGGCGTTACGCCAGATGAATCAAGATGCCCGCAAAACCGACAAAGAGCTGAAAGACATCAATCGTGCGCTGAAGTTTAATCCGGGAAATACCACGTTGCTTGCACAAAAGCAGCAAGTACTCAGGGAAAAAATTCAGCAAACAAAGACACAATTGAATGCGCTAAGAGACGCCCAAAGACGGTTCAATGAGACCCCTGGAGCAGACAAGCAATCGGCCGAGTATAGGCAGCTTGAAAGAGAGATCATCGTAGCCGAATCAAAGCTGAAGCACTTCAACGGTGAGCTCCAGAAGGTAAAATATGAGCACATCACCAGGATGGGTGAGGCCTTTCAAACCGCTGGTCAGAAGGCGCGCACGGCTGGTATGTATGTGTCGGCGGCAGCGGCAGCTGGTGTGATTGCCGGGAAGAAACTTTTAGATCTTGCCAACGCACAAAATCAGGCAGAGGCGCAGTTGACAGAAGTTTACAAGTCACGACAGAAAGCGACAGAGGCACAAGCGCGGGCAACAATCGAACTGGCAGGGGCTATACAAAAACAAGGTGTGTATGGGGATGAGGTAATCCTGGCTGGCGCAAAACAGCTTGCAACATACACCAGCACAACCGACGCCGTGAATAAGCTGCTTCCGTCTCTGACAAACCTGCTCGCACAAAACAAGGGCTTGAGTGCGTCGCAAGAGGATGCGGCGGCCATGGCGAACCTGTTCGGCAAAGCGCTTATGGGACAAACTGGTGCGTTAAAACGTGCAGGAATTTCCTTCACGTCTGCACAGGAAGAGGTCCTGAAGTACGGAACCGAGGAAGAAAAGGTTGCCATGCTGGCCGAGGTTGTACACGACAATGTCGGCGACATGAACAAGGCCCTTGCCGGAACTGACGCAGGAAAACTGCAGCAGGCGAGGAACGTGTTAGGTGACTTCGGGGAAAGACTCGGAAACATGCTATTGCCGCACCTGGCAAATTTGGCGAAGTGGCTCAGTGACAAGGTATTCCCTGTAATAGAGAAAATCTTCGCTTTTGTTGAGGGGCACCCCATTATTGCAAAGGCTATTATTGCGATAACTGGGTTAATGGCAGTTCTTGGACCGCTTCTGATAATCTTTGGTTCGCTGGCGTCAGTTATTGGTAGCGTAATGACCATGGCGCCTGCCCTTGCTACGGCTTTCGCCGCATTAACAGGGCCAATTGGAATTGTCGCGGCGGCTATTGCTGGATGTGTGGCTGCGATTGTCATCCTGTGGAAGAACAGTGAAAAGTTTAGAAAATCTGTCAAGGCTGCATGGGCACAGATTGGTGCGGCCGTAAATGACGCTGTCAAAGCGATAAAAGCGGCGATGAAGAGCGCAGGCGTGAGTGGTAATGACCTCAAGAGGGCATTCAGCGGAATCGCCAAATTTATCACGGAAATATGGGGAAGCAAACTTGGAGCGATTATCCAAAGGGTAGCAACCACAATAGCGGCAACGATTCGTGCGTTGGCGAGTACGATTAGAGCGATTTCCGCATTAATGTCCGGAGATTGGAAAAAATTTGCCTCTAATATGGCGTCAGCCACGAAAGCAATGGCAACTGGAATTGTCAACGCATTTGTGCCGGTTAACAAAATAAAGCAACTTGCACAGACGGCAGCCAACGGGGTGAGAACGGTGTTCTCCTCGATGAGCAGCTCGATTAGGTCAACTATAGCGAGCGCTGTCAACGCGGCTGGTTCAACCTGGAACGGGATCAAGTCGAAACTGACAACGCCGCTAAATAATGCTTACTCAACGGTTAAGGCGGCGTTAAATAAAATCAAACACCTGTTCCCAATGTCTATTGGTAAAGTGTTCTCAAACCTGAAGCTCCCGCACTTCAAAGTATCTGGCGGCAAAGCTCCGTTTGGCGTTGGTGGTAAAGGATCACTGCCGAAATGGTCCGTAAGCTGGTATAAGAAAGGCGGTATCTTTGATGGCCCGTCTGTCATCGGTGTTGGTGAAGCTGGACCTGAGGCTGTTATCCCGATTGACAGGCTGCAAGATATGCTAAACAAAATGGCAGATAGTATTGTTAATGGTATTGCAATGAACAATATGTTGCAAGGAGCCGCTGCTGGTGGCGAGGTTGTTATTAAAAATTACCTGTTTGAAAGTGGGCCGCAGCTGGGCGAGACTGTCGTTAAGACATATGATCAATACAAGAAGATTATAGGATAACCATGGGAGACTTTGTTATTTACAAACACACATTAAAAATCGATGGTCGCGTCTATATTGGTCAAACAAAAGACGTTGAAAAGAGATGGAAACCACGTTATTACAGTGGAAGCCCACATTTTTATAGCGCCATTAAAAAATACGGATGGGATTCATTTGATCACGAAGTTGTGCTTTGTGGACTATCGTTAAATGAGGCAAACGTATATGAGGAGCTGTTGATTGATCAATATGACGCGACAAACCCCAGGCATGGTTTTAACCTGAAAAGTGGAGGGTTAAACAACAATCACTCCGAATCGACAAAAAGAAAAATTCAGGAAAGCATGAAAAGGGTGGCGAGCTCCGAAGATTTTCGACGGCATCAGAGTAAAATGCATGACGATGTTAAGAAAAAGGTTGTATGTATTGAGACCAACGTTGTTTATGAAAGTATTGCGGACGCCGGAAGGAAAACCGGATTATATTACGGGAGTATTGGAAAATGTTGTAATGGTAAGCTAAAATCAACCGGCGGATTGCATTGGAGGTTTGTGAAATGATTGGCGTTTTCAATACAATCACCCTAAATGGTGAGGAAATTTTCAGAGGAAATGAGTTTAATTTGAGCCGAGAGTGGATTTATGCGGGCGAATATACCACTTGCACGGGGAAAATGGTTGGCGATATTGTTGGCTGGAGATATGCAGACTTGTCACTTACCTGGGACAACCTGCCACAATCACAGCTCCAGAAGGTTATCGGGCTTAACGGATCAGCCGTTGCAATGACGTTCTCGAACGAGTTCAACGAGACGGTGACAGAAATGGTTATACCAACGGTAACTACAGCACAGATAACAAGGTTAACCGATCCGCAAGGAAATGTGGCGTGGAGTGGTATTGGTTTAACGCTAAAATTTATCAACGCCCATAATTAAAGGGGAGGCTAAAATGTCAATCGACACTCAAAATGCCAAGCAAATACGAGACCCGATGAACGTGCGAATAACCATGTCGTGGGTGGCTCCTGAATCAACGGCAAGTTGCTCTAACTATGCGGCGGATTCCAAAATAACGGACAACATGCTTGATCAGCAATATTCCGATTATCCGATGCGAACATTAGCAGATCTGCAAGGAGACGGCTTCAGGCTTGACGGATCATGTGCTCTTTATGATTCGAGCGTATCACCTTCAATAGAAAATGGCAAAATTGGTGCCCGTGGCACGGTTGACCAAACGTTCTCGCTTGATGTATCGCTGACAAGGCCGGATAAGGGTCTTTCGATGTACATTACCGGTGCAGAAACAGCGACAATCAACGGAACAACTTACAACCTTTATGAAGGATGGACTCCGTTTGGAAATGTTAATACTGGGTCATTCAGTTTAACACTAACACCAATGACTGGCCGGCGAATCGAGGTTGGTGGCGCAACGGCTGGTGTTTTCTTAACAGCTGATAATAGCGATATTGTTAAGGCTGTGTTGTCGCTTCGTTCGGATTTAAGCAGATACAATCAGACGCTCCCCGCGTCGGAGCTGAACGCGGATATATACTATGACATCGATATTTCATCCGTGCTGGCGATTGTTCCTGAAGAAACACTCATCACATATCAGGCAGGCTATACGGATGACATGACCGAACCGCGCAAGTTCTATCTTGAGGGGCAGGCGACGTGGAACAACAATCTGTTATCGATAACGGCAGTTGACGCGGTGTATATGCTGGAGAAAAAACTAACTGCGTTTTCGCTCGGCTCATTCACGGCAGTTAGCCCACAATCTATTTTCTATACAACCGCTGGTTTTATAAAAAGTTGTGGCGTCGATGTTAGTTATGACAACATAACTGGAG